GATATTTTGATGAAAATTATTTAAATGCATTTGAACACATAGATTTTGCATATAATTTAATCAGAAAAGGTGTTGCGCCACCATTTTGGTATTTTCCAGATTTATTAAACAGTGAAGAATATCTAACAGACATAGAAGGAAGCAGTCAAAACTCATCAATTACCAATAAAGAAGGTTATAATGAAAATTGGCAAAGATCTGCGAGGTATTTTGTTAATAAATGGGGGTTTTTTACTAATGAGATTTTAGATGATGGTGTAGATAAACTCAAAGAATCTTTAATTTTCATACAAACAAACTATAGTAGAAAAAAAAATGTAAATAAAAATCAAAAACTATCGATTATTGTACCATATAGAAATAGAAAAGTTGCATTGGATATATTAATACCTAATTTGATAGGTTATGTTGGAAAACAAGTCGAAAATTATGAAATTATTGTAGTGGAACAAGGAGATTCTGAGTTTTTCAATAAAGGAAAAATTAATAATGTTGGATATAAATTAAAATCAACCGATTCAACTTATGTATGTTTCCATGATGTAGATTTGATACCGGAATTTTCCGATTATAGTTATCCAGAGTTGCCGAGTCATTTAAGTAGCCATTGTAGTCAGTTTGCTTATGTGAACATACAAGATAAAATTATGGGAGGTGTCATAATGTTTAAAAATGAGGATTACGAGCAGGTAAATGGTTTTAGTAATGAGTATGTTGGATGGGGTAAAGAAGACGATGATTTATATTTTAGGTGTGAAAAAGAGAATCTTGTGCCTTACAAGCATCCATTTGGTCGTTACTATAGTATTCCACACGAATTAAGATTAAAAGACGAGAACGAAAAAGAAAATCATAAAAAAAATGGAGAAAAATTAGGTGAATTTTTAAATGGAAAAAAAGATCATAAAAAAGATGGTTTAAATAATTTAAAATTTGATATAATAGAAACCAAAAAAATGCACGATAAAGTTAATTACTATAAAGTTAAAATATGAAAATTAAATTGTATACGAATACCGAATATTTCAAAGAAGAAGATTTAGAAAATTGGCAAGAGTTGATTTTATTAATTCCTTTTTTTAATGATATATTATATAAAAAATTAACAAAAGAGATACATAGCGTAACATATGATTCAATTTTTACTAAATTATTTTTTAACGGAAAATTCTTTTTAGAAAAAGAAAAAGATATACAAAATTGCGATTATTGTTTATTACCATTTAGATTTAATTTAAATGATAGTAGATTGTATTCCATATGTTCAAATGCTAAAACTCATAACAAAAAAGTTATAGCATTTTTAAATGATGATGATTATTCTAATTTCCCAATACCAGAAAATCTAATATTATTTAGAACATCTTTATTAAAAAGTTATAAAAGACATAATGAACATGTGTTTCCTGTTATTTTACCCGATTTATACTCTGAGAACAGTATTCTTCAAGATGAATCTATTGGATTTTGTGGTAGATCAGCACATGGAAGAGAAGAGGTAATCAATGAACTGAATCAAATTGAATATAAAAAAAATATAATAATAAGACATGGATATTGGTTTCATTGGGCGACAAATGAAAAGGATTTATTAAAATCTAAAATAGAATATAATCGAAATTTGATGGAAAATAAATATATTTTATGTTACAAGGGAAATGGAAATTATTCTTGGCGTTTTTATGAAGCTTTAATGTTTGGAAAAATACCAATTTTAATCGATTCTGATACAGAATTGCCCTTTAACAATTTAATAAAATGGGATGATCATATTATACATATATCAAAACAAGATATTAAAAAATTGGACGATATAATTAAAAATACAAATATAGATCAAAAGGAAAATAGAAACTTGTGGTTAAAATATTTTTCCTGTGATGGTTTTATTAAAAATATGTTTAAAATTTTATGAAAAATATATTATTTTTAGAAGAAAAATTTTCAATGCAAGGGTCTACCAGAGCAATGATAGATTATGCTCATTATAATGAAAAAATATTAGGTAATAAAACATATTTGGCATTTGGTAAAAAGGAAAATAACTATCCATGGGAAGAACCTTATTATAAAAATATATTAGAGAATACATTTGAATCTTTAAAAAATAGGTTTGAACTTTTATATTACAAAAATTATGAAGAGTTAGAAGATTTTATACAAAATAAAAATATAAATGGAATGTATCATATTAAATCCGGAGAACCTATTGGTTTTTATTCTAAAAAAACAAACAATTTAATACATTCGGTTTTTCCTCAACCTATTCGGAATGTTCACGGTCAAAGATTTGCTTTTGTTTCCAAGTGGCTTTCGGATTCTTGTTCAAATGGAACGATACCATATGTTCCACATATGATAAATGTTCCAAAAATAGATCAAAAAAATTCGAGATTGAATATAAGGCAAAAATTAAATATACCAGAAAATTGTTTTGTGTATGGTAGAATCGGTGGTTATAACGACTTTGATTTACCATTTGTATATTCAGCAATAAGCAAAGCCTTAGATTTAAGGAAAGATTTATATTTTTTATTTATATGTACTAAGCCGTTTTATAAACATGATAGAATAATATATTTGGATCCTATACTTGATTTAAAACTTAAATATGAACATATTTCGGCTTGTGATTCAATGATTCATGCTAGAAATCACGGTGAAACATTTGGACTGTCTATTGCGGAATTTTGTGCTTTAAATAAACCTATCTTAACATGGAAACATGGGTATGGTAAAGGATATATTGAAATATTAAAAAATGATGGTATATATTATGATAATGAACAAGATTTATTGAATCTTTTTTTAAATTTTAAACCGGATGAAAACAAAGACTATAATTCATATAGAGATTTTTCACCCGAAAATGTTATGAAAAAATTTAATGATGTATTTTTAAATAATTTATGAAAATATTAATAAAATTTCCAACTAGAGAAAGACCCGAAAAATTTTTCAATGTTTTAAATTTATATTATCAAAAAGCAAAAGATGCTAATAATATTGAATTTTTGATATCATGTGATGAAGATGATACTACAATGAATAATCCTGATGTTATTAGAAGACTTAATAATTCTAAAAAACATATAAATTTAAATTATTATTTTGGAAACAGTAAAACCAAAGTAGAAGCTATAAATGCCGATATAGAAAAATGCAATAATTGGGACATATTATTACTCGCATCAGATGATATGATACCAGTATGTGATGGATATGATGAAATTATAAGAAATGATATGTCATCATCTCATAGGGATTTGGATGGTGTTCTATGGTATAACGATGGAAATAGAACTGATATTAATACATTATGTATTATTGGTAAAAAATATTATGATAGATTTGGTTATATATATCATCCAGAATATACTAGTCTTTGGTGTGACAATGAATTTACAGATATTTTTAAAAAATTAGGAAAATATGTAAAACTTAATTCAACAATAATAGAACATGCACATCCCGCATATCAAAAATCGAATTTTGATATGCTATATGTTAAAAATGAATCATTTTCCAAAAAAGATGAAGAGGTTTATAACAGAAGAAAAGCTAAAAATTTTGATTTAGATAATAATTTTCCAGTATTATCAATTTTGATCTTGAGTGTTCCAAATAGAATTAATACACATTTAAATAAATTAATTTCCAAAATAGAAAATCAAATAACCCAAAACAATTTAAATAAAAAAATCGAATATTTGATATTAATAGATAATAAAATTAGATCAATAGGTAGAAAAAGAAACGATTTATTAAATATTGCATTAGGAAAATTTATAACTTTTATAGATGATGATGATGAAATATCGGAAGATTATATAAAAGAAATATATGAAGCTATTGAAAAGAATAATGATGTTGATGTTATAACTTTTAAACAAAATTGTTTTATCGAAAACTATCCAAAAGCTATAGTTACATTCGGTTTAAAAAACCCACATGAAGATTACGCACCGGGTACAATATTTAAACGTCCACCTTATCACATGTGTATATGGAATAATAGAATTGCAAAAAAACATGAATTTTTAAATAGCAATTATGGAGAAGATAGAAATTGGATTGAGAAGTTAAATAAAGAAGCTAAAACCGAGTATTTTATTGATAAAATATTACATGCTTATGTTTATAGACATAATACAAGCGAAGCGGATATAGCAAAATTCAGAAACACTCAAATTTAAAAATGATATATATTCATCAACATATAGGATTAGGAGACTTTATAATATGTAATGGTTTGATTAGATCATTAATAAAAAATAATTTACAATATACTTTATTTTGCTGTAGACCAAATTATTTAAACAGCATAAAATCTATGTATAAAGATTTAGAAAATATGTCAATTGAATATAAAAATGAATTTGATGTACATAATTTTTTATCAACTTTAAATGATGACGAAAAAATTATATTAGGTCATGTAGCGGAAACAGAAGAATATTCGTGGGATGAGCTTTTTTATGTGTCACACAATATACCATTTATTAATAGGTGGAAAAATTTTAAAATAAATAGAGATTTGATTCGAGAAACTAATTTATTTAATAAATTAAATCCGGAAAATTCCAAATTTGCATTGGTACATAGTGAAGGTAGCGATGGATGTAACCGTATAGATTATTCTAAAATAGATACAGAATTAAAAATCATTGAAGTGTCACCAGAACATACAGATAATGTTTTTGATTATTTGGGATTGGTTTATAAAGCAGATCAAATACATTGTATTGAATCGTTCTTTAATGTATTGGTTGATTCTTTAGACGATATTAACTGTAAAATTTTTTATCATAAGACGTTTAAAGTTAGAAGAGGATTGAATTCAATATATCCAAATTCAAAAGGAATATGTCAACATCAACATCAACTTAAAAAACAATGGATCATAATTTAAAATTTTTATAATATGAAATATATATTTAATCAATTTCAAGGACTAGGAGATATTTTGTTTTGCGAACCAATTGCAAAAAAACTTTGGGAAAATGGTAAGAATGAAATATTTTGGCCTATTAATAGAGAATTTATATGGTTAAAACAATATTTTCCTTATATCAATTTCGTTGATATGAATTATTTTGTTTTTGACTATGATAGTACATATTTAGGCATTATAAAAAATGATATATTTTCAATACCATTGAGGTTTTCTAACCATATTGTAAGAAATTTGAAAGTTAATGATTTCTCTCAAAATTATTATTGTATGTTAGATAAATATCGTTTATTAAATTTACCTTTAGATCTTTGGAAAACGATGACTTGGAAAAAAAATCATATAAAAGAAAATGAATTGTTTGAAAAATTAATAAAAAAAGAAAAATATATCCTTGTTAATTCTTTTTTTAGTGGTGGCGAAGTCGATATCATACCAAATAATCCACAAAATTATCAAATAGTGAATATGACAAAAGAAAAGGGTTATACCCTATTGGATTGGGCAAAAATTATTGAAAATGCTACAGAAATACATACTGTTGCTACTTCAAATTTGTTTTTGATTGAAACTTTACCAATTAAAGCCGAAAAGGTTTTTATATATCTTAGAAAACCAGAAAAAGATTTTGATGGTATATCAGAATTTGTAAATAAAAATTTTATATTGACATATTAAATTTTTATAGTAAATTAATATGCCAAAATAAACTTTAAAAACAATGGATTACAATTTAAAAAAATTTGAAGAATATTATAATTTATTACCTAATGGATTAATTCATCAAAAAAAATTTATAAATGAAATAAAAAAATATGATTTTGATTATGTGAACATTAGATATAATTCTTATGGTGATCAATGTGATATGATTTCATTTTTAAGATATGGTTTTTTATTGGGAGCAATTCAAGAAACACCAAACTCTATACTAGATGTTGGTTATGGTAATGGTAGTTTTTTAAAAATTTGTAAAAATTCTATTAAAAGTTGTTATGGTAATGATATTTCTGGTTATCCTTTACCTGAAAATGTTAATTTTGTAGATGACATAACAAAAGATTACTATGATGTTATTAGTTTTTTTGATGTATTAGAACATTTTGAAGATATTGATATTGTAAGCAAATTAAAATGTAAATATATTTATATAAGTGTACCAAACTGCCATTTCTTTAATAAAGAATGGTTTTGGTCTTGGAAACACCGTAGACCAGATGAACATTTGTGGCATTTTAATATCGATTCTATAACATCTTTTTTTAAAACACATAATTTTGACTTAATCTCATCTTCAAATGTAGAAGATATTATTAGAAAACCTTCTGATAACAATACAAATATTTTATCTTGTGTTTTTAAAAAACAACAATAGTTATTTACTAATAGATTTAAATACATATTTGATATTTTTATTTTTTAGTTTAAACTAAAACTATGAATATAGTTTTTAATACTTTAAAAATAAAAAATTTTTTATCAGTAGGTGATAATGAGATTAATATAAATTTTCAAAATGGAATAAATCTACTAACAGGTATTAATAAAGATAATAATACAAGGAATGGCGTAGGTAAATCGTCTATAATAGAATCTGTATATTGGTGTTTGTTTGGTAGCACTATAAGAGATATAAAAAACGATAAAATAATTCACAATCAACAAAAAAAAGGATGTGAAGTAACATTAAAGTTTGATGTTATTAGCGTAGACTCGATTAAAAATTCTTATCAGATAATAAGAAGCTTGGGACCGAGCAAGATTCATGTGTTAAAGGATGATATTGATATAACATTATCAACTATTCCAGCGAATGATGAATTCATACAAAAATTAATAGGTGCTACGCCTGAAGTATTCAATAATGCTGTTATTATGACCGCTAATAATACTCTTCCTTTCATGGCGCAGAAGAAGATAGAGAAGAGAAAATTCATAGAAGGTATCTTGAATTTAAATATCTTTACGGAAATGCTTTTAAAGGCAAGATCCGATTTCAATGATACTAAAAAACAAAATGATATTCTTTCTAATAATTTCTTAAACCAACAAAAGAATCTAGACATTTTTGAAAACCAAATTGTAAAAAATAAACAAAAAAAGAAAGATAAAATTGATAATATCAATCTTACAATTCAAAAAATTAAAGATGATATAGTATTAACCGAAAAAATAAATGTATCTTTGGATGACATATTAGTAAAAATTAAAGAAAATGATACAAAACTTATTAAATTAGAAACCGGATTGACTAAACTAGATGAAGACATCTTAGAATATTCCAAAAAACAAATAGAATATAAAACATATATTCAAAATGAAAAAAATAAGTTAAAGGAATTTGATAAAAAGAAAGATTTCTGTCCAACCTGTAATAGAAAATTCGAAAATTTAATAGAAGATAATCACAAATGTTTAAAAGAAGATTGTTTATTGATTATAGAAAAAAATGAAATGCTTTTAACCGATATTAACGACAAAATTAATAGCAAAAACACAAAAAAACAAGAAATAAAACAATTTATTTTTGGCATTAAAGACAAAAATAAAAAATTACAACAGGAAAAAAGTTCTGTAGAGTTAAAAAATCAAAAAATAAATAATTTTAAAGATAAAATAAAAGAATACGAGAGTCAAATAGAAGAATTGATAAATGAAAAAGACGAAACCGACGATCAAATAGAAGTAATTAAAAAAGAAATTTGTAAGATAGAAAAAGATTTGGAAAAAGTTAAAAAAGAATTATCGGTCTTGGAAGAAATAAAATTTGTATTATCAGAAGAAGGGGTGAAAACACATATTATTAAAAAGTTATTAACTTTGTTCAATCAAAAAATTAATTTTTATTTAAAATCTATGGATGCTCCGTGTACATGTGAATTTGATGAGATGTTTGAAGAGAAAATTATTAATGTATATGGTAATGAATGCTCATATTTTAATTTTAGTGGTGGAGAAAGAAAGAGAATAGACATTTCTGTACTATTTGCATTCCAAGATATTTTAAGATTGTATTCCGGTACATCTTTTTCATTGAGTATTTACGATGAATTGTTTGATTCGGCTATAGACGAATCGGGAATAGAGAAAATAATGAACATACTTAAAAAAAGAGTGGAAGATTATAACGAGTGTATATACATAGTTTCTCATAATAAGAGTTCTATTAAAAGTAATTTTGATAATATACTGGAAATAGAAAAATATAAGGGAGAAACAAGTTTAAAAACTTGATATTTTGGTGTTTTATATTAATATATAATATATGGCTTTAAAATTAAAAAATTCTTCAAATAATAACAATGTAGTATATGAATATCAGCCATCTAAAAGCGGAATCCCATCTTTGCCAATGGGATGTCCTGTTGGAATGCCTACCTACTCATATGTAGGTTATAAACCTGTTAGAATACCTTCTGCTCCTCCTATTGAAATGCCAGAAAGCAATCTACCAAGAGCCTTGAATTACTATGCTGATTATGGTGGTTGTGGATTTTGGAGAATGATATGGCCCGAATATGTTTTAAATGGATATCAAAAGGCTTGTATTTCTGGAATGACACAGATGATATTAGATTTGCGTTTTTATGGTTCATTAAAATCCATAAGAATGCAAAGACAGGCAACTCCTGCACAAAACTCTTTTATAAAAGAACTGCATAAAGTTAAATCTCAAACCGGATATAGATTAATATACGAAATTGATGATATAGTATTTAAAGACGATATCCCTGATTATAATAGATGCAAAGATGCATTTGTTGATGAAAACATAGTAAAGAGTATTATGGAAATTATGGGAATGATGGATGAGATTACCGTTACCTGTAAATACATGAAGGAATACTATATTTCTAAAACTGGAAATAAAAATGTCACAGTCATTCCCAACTATCCTCCAAAATTTTGGTTAGATAAATTCCATAATAGAGAAAGATTACAAAAAACATACGAACAAAATAAGAAAAGACCTAGAATTTTATATTCTGGATCGGGAACACACATTGATGTATTGAATAAAACAGGACTCAATGATGATTTCAAGCATGTTACCGATGCTATCATTAAAGCCAGAAAGAAATTTAAATTTGTTTGGAAGGGTTGTTATCCATTAGTAATGAAACCATTTATTGATAATGGTGAAATGGAATATATTGATTGGTCGCCTCTATTGGAGTATCCACAAGGATTATATGATGCTAATTGTAATGCGGTCTTTGCTTCGTTACAAGATAATGTGTTTAATAAATCCAAGAGTAATATTAAAATGATAGAATCGGGAGGATTAGGACTACCCGGTGCGTTTCAAGACTTGTGTACATACGAAGAAGCAGACTTCAAATTTAAATCCGGTGATGATTTAATAAATCAGTTAGAACATTTAACTTCTGACTTTGATCGTTACATGAAATATTCCGATAAATCTAGAAAATTCGTAGAAGGATTATGGTTGGAAGATCATATACAAGAATATGAGGCAATATACTTTACTGCATTTGGTAGTAAAGAAAGAAATGCAATGTCGCCAAGACTTATTGAGTTGAATCCCGATCAAAAGATATAAATTTCTTGATTAATTTAAATTGTCACTTTTTAAAATATTTTCTCTCCACCAAAGAGGTTGGAAATTGGTATAATGAAAGCATTTCTTTTGTTGTTCCAAATCTGTTAAGTCAAATGATGCGCATGGTATGATATGATCTATATGCCAACCAAATTTACCATGATTCTCCCATGTCATTCCTGTTTTAAAATGAGATTCTAGATACATTTTAAATTCTTCAATTGAACAACCTAGTAAATATATACAAGATGTATTTTTATAATCTTTTTTTACTGCTTTTAAAAACCTACATCTTATAGTTTTAGATAATTTAAAAATTGTATCTTTTTTTGTTCTATCGTTATAATATTTTCTTCTTTTTAATATATTTTTAGGATCAGAATTGTATTTTTTTCGATATTCTTTTAATCTTTTAGCCACCTCTGGATTTGAATTGTATTTTTTTTCTCTTTCCTTTTTAATTTTTTTTACTTCAGGTCTAGAATTATATTCTTGTTTTTGTTTAGAAATACATTCTTTTTTAATTTTGTTATATATTTTATAATAATTTTTATTACGTTCTATAATTTCTGGTCTAGAATTATATTCTTTACGTCTTTTCAAAATCTTTTTCTTGTTTTTTAAACGATATTGTTTATCGTAAATAGATTTTTTAACTTTTCTTTCATAATCCAAAGGATTAACTTTGTTGTTTTGTATTGCGTTGTTCATAATTATAATGAAAACAAGAGGACACCCCAGTTGTTCGGGTTGAAATTGTAGGTCGTAACTACTTTTTCTAACTCTTGTTTTTAATATTTATCTTTGAATTTTACTGATTGACAAATTGAATTATAGTTGGTATTATTTTTAATAAAAAATGTATCGAAATATTTATTATGACGCAAAGGATGAATGTGTTCATCTTTGGACATGGGATGAAAGTGGCAATAGAATCAAAACAGAAAGCAGTTTTGAGCCATTTTTATTAGTAGAATCACCAGATGGTGTAGATGGCGTATCGGTATTTGATACAAAATTGAAAAAAATAAAGTTCAAGAATCAATTTGAAAGAAGTAAATTTTTAAATAGTACTACTATAACCAGAATATTTCATAATTTGAATGCGGAACAGCAATTCTTATTAGAAACATTTAAAAAAGATTCTGAGAAAGAAGATTTTAGCAAAAACAAGTTAAAGATTTTCTATATAGATATCGAGACATATGGTAGAGATGGGTTTTCTACACCAGAAGAGGCTAGAGATCCAATAAATCTTATTACAATATATGATTCTATATCAGAACACTATTATACATGGGGTACAGGTGGATCTTATGTTTCAAAAAATTCAAATGAAACATACGTCAAGTGTTCAAATGAAGAAATTTTACTAAAAAAGTTTTTAGATTTTTGGGAATCGGATTATCCTGATGTTGTTAGCGGATGGAATATTTGTGGATATGATATTCCATATATTATAAATCGTTTGGCTATCATATTCGATGACCAAGAGGCAAAGCGATTGTCACCCGTTTCCAAATTGAGATTTGTTGAGAACCTGTCTCTAAACAAAATGGGAAAACGAATGGATAGATGGTATATATGCGGAATAAGCATTCTGGACTATATGGAAGTATATAAAACTTTTTCTTTGGGTGATAGAGAATCATATAGTTTGAATTACATTTCGGATTATGAACTAGGTGATTCTAAAATTGCTTATGTTGCATCATCTTTAGCTGATTTAGCGGATAATGATTGGAATACATTCGTTGATTACAATATTCAAGACGTAAAACTTCTAATTAAACTGGAAGACAAGTTAAAATTTTTGAAATTGGTAAGAAATCTTTCATATAGAGGATTCATACCATTTGAAAAATCAATGGGAAAGGTTTCTCTTATCACCGGAGCAGTTGCAAATCAAGCACAGAAGCAGGGTGTGTATATACCGACCTTTAATATTGAAAATGTTAAACAGAAATTTGCGGGTGGGTTTGTAATGGAACCCAAACCGGGTCTGTACGAGGATGTCGTAACATACGATGCAAACAGTCTATACCCAAACACCATTATCACATTAAACATTTCACCAGAAACTAAAATTGGAAAAATTGTTAAGATTGATGATGAAAAATACACATTAAAATTATCTAATAATAAAAATGTAGTTTTGGAGAAAGAAAAATTTGATAAATTGGTGCAGAAAGAAAAATTATCAATATCAGAAGCTAATGTTTTATATACACAAAAGATCAAGGGAGTTGTTCCTAACTTGATTGATGGTTTATATCAAGAAAGAGTTGCAGCAAAAAACAAAATGGGTGATGCAATTAAGAAGTTAAGCACCACAACTGACCAAAAAGAGATACAAAAGTTAAAAGAAGAAATAAACGACAATGATACATTGTCAAATGTGTATAAGGTAATATT